AGCCCTCTTTTACTACACTCAACCTCATACCTTTACGAATATCATTGAACATTTTCTTAGTGTCTTTATCATTTAATGAAGATGGAATTCCACTACGGAAAGTCTTAAAATCTCCTTCAACCGCAGATTGTCTCATCTTTGATGCTGACATTCCTGAAACTCCTTCTGCATCTGGATCTCGTTCTCCAGCACTAACTACCTTGATTGTATCAAAATCATAGAAACCATGAGCTTTAGTTTCATCTCCATTGTACCTATCTAACAAATTTTGAAAATCTTTAACTCTATCACTCCCTACCACCATAACTAAGTTTGTATATCCTTTATCTTGTAGTTCTGATGCTACTTCAAGAGCATTCTTAGCTGTACTTGTGATGATGTTCTCTTTGTGTTTTGAGAACATCTTTTTCATGTATCTAACCTTAGTGGTTTGATCTAGAGGATTCTTTTTAGGATCTTGTGTATGACTTGGATACACAAAATACTCTCCACCCTCTCTTCTAGCAACATTCGCTACGGCAATAACGAGTTTTTCATGCCCAAGTGTAGGGGGATTAAATCTACCAAAGGTGAAGATAGCGGTATCTCCCTTCTCTTCTGTCATAAAACTTTTATATGTTTTCATTTTGCTGTCTTCGCCCTTAAAGATTTAATTTTAGTCCCTATTCCCTTAGCTTTAGTTGTCAACTTACTTTTATCTTTTTGTAACTTTTTTATCTTTTCTTTATCTGCCATAGTTTTCATTTTATTTAAGTCACTCAAAGGATTTACCTTATCCATTGTGTCTTTTAATTTGTCTACTGCTTTATCTTTAATTTTACCAGGCAATTTCTTTAAATCATCCATCTTATCTCTTAACGCATCCATAGGATTTATTTTAGCTATAATCCTAGCTCTAAGATTAGGATGTTCTTTTATATATTCCTTAAAAGTTTTCATCCACGAACCTTTGCTGCTAAATCAGCATCTGCTTTACCCCAAGTTCCTTTGCCTTTTGTAATAAAGCTGTTTACCCGCGCCATCGCCCATTGTTGTGAAGTAGTTCCTGGCCGGTGTCCTGTCTTGTAAGCTGCCATTCCTCTATCGTAAACCTTTTTCAGAATACCATAAGGCATTCCAGACTTCTCAGCCTTATTCTCTAATCCTTCTATTGCTTCACCATACATCTGTTTATACTTTTTTGTGTGTTTAGATGGTTTAGTCTTCGCTGACGCATCGCCTGGAGCTGGGCCAGACTTCTTCTTTGAAAAGTGAGCTGCTCGTTTATCCTTAGTAGACTTTGCCATGTCACCTGCGTAATACTTTGCAGGTTGTGTTCCTTCTTTATCTTTGATGTCTTTGTCTTGTGCGACTTCAGAGATATGTTCTTGAAAGGTTTTCATTAGTTATCTACCTTTGCTCCAGCTCTCCATTGGTAACAACTCCAATATCTGGCTTTGTACTTGGGCCCTATATCATCATCACAACTATGTCTGGCACGAAATGCTTTCCGTCTTTTGGGGTCATCTCGTTTTATTTCCATGTTAGGGTCACCGAAACCCAATTTGATGATGTTTCCCTTTTCGTTTTTCACATACACATAGAACTTCTTCTTATCACCAGAAGGTGCTCGTGTTGGTTCATTCAGTTTAACTTTCCTACCTTGATACTCCGCTTCAGTAAGTTCATGACCAAAACAATCACATTCATCACCAGCAACTAATTTACCTCTTTCAGTTTTATAGGATATTATTTTTTTTCCTTTTTTATCTAATTTAATATTCTGAATACCAAATCTACTATCCATACTTTTCTTTTTCGCATCATCAGAAGCCAAATGAGATAGGTCTGTCCAGTAGCGTTGCATTTGTGTAATTTGTTGACGCGAAGTCATCGCATATTCTTTAAACGATTTCATTTTTTCTTTTTCTTTGGTTTCTTTTCATGAGAATGTGATCCTCCATGTGCTTCAGTAACTTCATTCGCTTGGATTGTAAGTAATGTACCAGTATGTGTTACATAATACTCTTCTATTACACCATCTTCAGTTAGACTGTGATCTACAACTTTTACAAAATCTTCACCCAAACTTGGATGTTTGATATGAGTAGCTCAATCGTGTTGAATAGCTTTATTTACATTTTGTGTGTCTAAGTCTCTAGACATTTCTTGAAATGTTTTCATTTATCCCTTATTTCTTTTTAGCCTTTTTAATAAGTCCCTTTGCTTTAGTCTTTGCTTTTTTTGTCGCAGATTTGTGTACTTTTTTTGGTGTACTTGTAATCTTTTTTTCTTCTTTTTCTACATGATCTGCAACTCTTTCGGCAACCTCTTCGGGTTTACCGATTAACTTTTTTACATGATGTTTCAGTTTACTCATCAATCCCATATTGTCCTTTCTAATTGTTAATGTTTTTTCTTTTTCTTCTTCTTTGTAGAGAATACTTCAGCCATTTTATACTCCTATTCATTTATAGTGAACCATTGTAGTAATTGTTTTTCCCCTGTCATTTCTGCTTTAACTATCGGCCACTTGCTCCATGAATTTAAGACAGCATCTTCACCACCTCTACATAACTGAGTACTTCCATTTTCTTGTGTTAAACGTACCACATCTACCATTTCTGAATGGATCTTAGAACTCATCAAAACCTTATTTCATAAGTAACATCGGGTTTAAATCCAAGAAAATCTAAAAACTTACCAAATGTTTTTTTGACTAAAGATTTCATGGTATTAAATGCCTTTTGAAGAGAATCTTTTATTTTAGACATGACTTTTGATAACATACCTTCAGTCAACATCTCACCATGAATTTCATAATATCCCTCTACATTTGTCATATCTTTCAATGAAATTCCTAATGCTGACCACCATGTTCTTTCTCCGGGCATAGCATCCAAAGCATTTCTTGAAGTGGATTTCATTTTTACTGATACTGATGAAGCTTTCACTACTTTATTCAAATATGAATCATCAGTTGCTTGATGAAACTTAACTGAAGAACCATCATCATTTCCAACTAAAAACCATTCTGCGGCAGCTCTACTACCCTTACCAAATTTTTTAAATCCTGTCATTGCTTCTAATATAAAGGCTTTCTTAAATTCTGGATGTGTTGAAAATAAATTACTAAGTTTTCTCATTAATTCTTTATGAACACTATTTGCTTCTACTACAGCATTATCAGACCTAGTTTTAATAACCTCCGCAGTTGTACCTATTGTCAATCCTCTACTAAATTTTTGAATAAGATTTAAACATTCTTTAACTTCTGGTGTATTATCTAAACCAGATAATCCATCTAAGGCTGCATAAAATGTTGCAGTAGCTTCTTCTTTATATCCTGACATTAATTGTGCTGCGCCCATTTTTAATGAGATATTATATTTTCCTATATATAAATCTGTTTTTGGTGTTCTACTTGCAGCTTTAGCTCCTGCACCATATTTTGACCAAGCTGATGTAACTTTATCATTTCCAGAACCATAATGTACTGCCCTATCTTGTTTTTCAACTCCCGAATTGGATTGTATTAATCCATTTACCATATTTTCACCCACCTCTAAAAGATAAGAAAATTTGGAAAAATCTGATGGACTTATTGTAGCAGCACTCATGGCTTCTTCACCACTCATACCTTTAATCTTAACATTATACTGATAACATATTGCCATTTCTGTCAATGTTGCAGATGTAGTATTAGCTTCAACGAGATATTGTTTAAAGTTTTTCATTTACTCCAATTTTTCGCTGCGTTAAAGTTCTGATGTGCAAATTCAAGCCGGTCTACCAACTTGACTGCTTTCCCTACTTGGTCTATAGCTACAAAACCCTCAACCTTTGTAACTTTGTATCCCTTATCAGTTCTAACAAAGGTAGATGCGACACCCTTTGCCTTCTCTAACTTACTAATAATCATGTCCTTTGCATCTACAAGAAGATTTTGCATATCAAATATTGTTACTAACTTACTGGCCTGTGAACGAAAAAGTTTCATCAATCTATCCATGTTCTGTTGTTTGATCTCTTTGTTCTGAGGTCTTTTTACCTTCTCTACTTCTTTCTTGTATTTGTCATAAACATAAGCAATCAATCCTGCTGTGTGTTTTTTGGTATTTGTAATCTTCTCACCAGCTCGGACTTTTGTATTGTTGTAGGTCTTGACTAGTATCTTGAGTTCTTCATCCTGAGAGAGCATTCCTAAGAAATTGGAATCTATCTTACGAAAAGTTTTACCTGCGTTTGAAAGGATACCAGTTATATCTGTAGTTTCAGATTTGTTAAAATTTATAGTTCCAGAAGTATCTTTGTATTCTGCGTCTGAAAACCATACACCAGCATTCTTACTTAATCCTCTTAAATTGACAGAGAATGATGCTGACATATCTTCCATTGTCTTTCCACTATATGTGGTATGAAAAACAATTCCCATAGAAGAAGATAGTATTTTACCTGCGTTTTCAATTGGAATTGCATAGACAATAGTATTTGGTTGGAAAGTTATGTACTGCTTTCCATCTATAGTTTCTTTCTTTAAGTCACTTTGAGTGAACATCATGTCACCTTGAATGACCTCTGTTATGCCCAATTTTGACAGTTCGGTGAGTGCAACCTTTAGTTTTTGGTTAAGACCAGAGCTCGGATGATTCCGATCAATGTCATCATGGGAATAATTGATCTTCGCATTCTTATTGAACACTCCCTTGGTGCCCACAAAGAACTGACCATTTTCAGGGTTAATTCCTGCGAAGATGGCTGGGGCGCCATCCCACTTCACCGTCACATTAACGCTGGATTTTGCATTTCCAGCGAGCATATCTCTTAGGGACTGCAGGAAGTTAATCGCTCCTCGCGTTCCCACTATACCACTATTTAGAACTTCATCTTCTAGGTGTTCTAAATGTAAATTTTTCTCTTCTGTAAGGAATCCATCAAATGTAAACATTTATTGCGCCATCCTACTGATTGTTCCTTCTAATGATTCGTATTTTGTTGATAGTAATCCAGATTTTGGTGAAAAAATTTCCATTACATTTCCACGTTTTTCTAATTTCTTTTTATCATCATCCGTCAACTTTACTCCAAGTGCTTCAATCCCCGCAACATCCCCGCGGATATAGAGATCAAACACTTTCGTTTGGGAAACATCTTTTCCTTTAGACAAATCACGAACTTCTTTTGTTGAAACTAATTTCTGTGCATCTATCCATGTATCTTTCATTTCTTGTCTATCTTCATACTTTCTTTCTGCCATTTTCAAACCAAAATCTCGATAACCTTGATCTGAACTATAAATTGGATTGGTTCTCCGTCCACTTTTATCAGTTGCTCCTCTTGGTAATCCCATCGCTTGTATAGTTTTTCTTCCTAATTTGGATTTCATACCTTTTACAGCTTTAACATCATCGGGATTTGTAATTGGGCCATTTTCTCCTACTAAACCTGTTTTTATAGATTTAATATTTTGATCCTCTATATCAAATTCATTTTGTAATGATTTAGCTGTAACCTCCCTACCAAGTGTAGCACTTGTCACTTTGGGAACTCCTTTCTCAGACTTCTCTACTCTTGGATCAGTTGGATCAGATGTTGTCTCACTACTACCTTTTATCGAATATTCAACATCACCCTGTAATCTCAATGCAGTTTTTTCAGTTACAGTAGAAGATTCATTTATTGTATCATATCCATCATCCCGTGCTTTAAAATCTGCTGTAGTCATATCTTCCATTGAATCTACATTATTTTTACTAAAATCTTGCATAGACTGATCAGATTTTTGCTGATTAACAGCTGAGGATGTCAAAACTTGATTTCTTTCATGTTCTCTATTAGCAAAATCTTCATTGGTTGGCTTACCCTTATCTTTATTGTTATAACCCACAACATGCTCTAAATCCATAGATTCAAGGTCAAGAGGTAAACCAGTATATCCATCTTTACCACCTTGCTCTAAGTACATTCTCCAAACCAAAATAGCTCTAGCTGAATTACCTGTATTTCCTCTCACTACTTCCAGTTTGTCAGTATCGGGGGGATCACTCCAACCTCCAATATTTGAGTCATTAACATCGGATGTGATGTATTCTTTTTTCGTTTTTGGATCAACAGCCTTGTAACCATTAAAATGTCCGCCAACACCCTTTATAGAATCACCAACTTTTCCCTTTCGTGCCAAAGCATCTTGTAGTTTCTTTGGAAGAGTTTTAAAGGTATCTCTAACAACGGTTTCTGGTACTGAAATGTGTCTTGCTGCCCTTACAAACACTTCTACCTTTTTTGGTTCGGCTTCATCATACCCTTTGGCTAACATTTCTTTATTTTTCGTTAATAAATCTCTATCAACTTCTCCAAGATTCATTATACCTGCTCCACTATTTACTCGTGCTCCATACAAAGAACCAATTGCCTGTGCCAATGCTACTGCATCTTTTTGTTCAGGGAGCATATCCGCAGTCTTCAAACTTTCCAATGATGTAATAAGTGCCTCTTTCTGTTTCTTTTCCTCTTTACCTTCTAAGTCCCATTCAGCCCTAACTTGAAGATCTGTAATACGTTCTTCAAAATTCATGATTTTAGAATTGTCTTTTATCAGTTGATCATCAACCTGTTTATCTTTAAGTTCTTGTGGATTAAGTTTTTTTGGTGCTGGGGTTTCTGGTTTTGGCTCCTCTTCACCATCTTTGGTATCTAGTGTAGAAGGATCTCCACCTTTAGCATATAGTTGAGCTTTGTCTTTAGAATTGTCCTCATGGCCATAACTTTGACTTTCATCTTCCCCAGTATCTTTATCCTTTCTCATTCCATACCAATTACCTGAATCAGTTTGCCAAGTATCGCCAGGTTTTGCATCCTTTCTACTCTTTACCTGTCCTTCGTGTATTCCCAAAGATTCTCGTATCTGTCTATAAGTCGCCATTCTACTCCTAAAAAGGTTACAGTTATCTCCGAATATTTATACTTAACTAACTCTTGGGGGCTCTGGTTCTGGTAGGCCTTTTTTGACTATTTCTGTAAAAACTTCTTTTTCAAGAGAGCGCCAACCCATCATACTATCTGGATCATCAATAGGTACAGATAATAGATTACCAAATTGGTCTTCCATTATGTACATTAATTTGTTATTGTGGGTGTGAGAACTATCTGTAATCAACATACAATGTATCATTACACCTAATTCTGGATATATGTAGTATCCGCCGACCTCAAAGTCTTGGATATATTGTGGGGGGTTTTGGGGGGTTTCTTTTTCTTCTCGAT